CCCCCGAGTGAATCAGACAAAACGCCCGCTTCTTTGTTTAATGCATCTTTTCGCGCACTGGAACCAAAACCGCCCTGAAGATTGAATGACGAATTAATGTTATTCATCGAATCATTAAACCGATCAGTGATTTTATCCGCACCACGATTAAAGATTGAATCAAGATAGGGATTATTGTTGAGATATTCCCCGCGTGAAGTTTTACCAAGTTCACCGAAGGCGCTATTGTTGCCCAGGTTTAATAGGTTATTTTTGTAGAACTGTGTTGAAGGATTGGCCGCGTTAACGTCGCGATTCATGGTGTCACGGGCAAAGATATTGGTAGGATTATTCCGGTCTATTTGCCCATATGACAAGCCTGTAACTGGATTCACCCCCATACGCCCCTGAAGTGAATCATAACCGGCCATCGCAGGATTATTTTGCCCGATATCGCCATTGCTTAATTGCTGGTAAAAATTCCGTGAAGGATCACTACCGCCAAACAATGAATTTAATTCAGTATCGGCATTATTGAGGGTTGAATTACCATCTTGTACGCGGGATCGAGTACCATCGATATAATTTTGCGTGTCGCCTGAAAAATCAGGGTTTAACGTACCGCCATTGTTGAACAGGTCTTGCGCTGTATTGAGTTGATTTTCTTTGTACGGCCAAAACTTCCCGAACATTTCACTTGCTGCGTCGCCATCTGTTAAGCCTGAAACTGCATCTTTAATCGGATCAACGATATTTTCATTAACCGAGTCTTGAACATCGCTTCGAATGTCATCGTCAAGTAAAGCAGTTCCACCAGTTAAAAGAGCTGCTGCAATCGGATTATCCTTCTGCCCTGACGCTTCAAGATATGGCTGAATAACGTTATCATCTACATTACCAACAAGATTACCCAATCCAGAATTAGCGCTAGTATCTGTAACGTCAAGGTATTCAAGCCCGTTATTTAACGCTGAATCACTTGCGAACGGATCAGAGTTTCCAACAAGGTTGCCAAGCCCTGAACTTGCGCTAGTGTTAGTCGGGTCAAGAAAATTGCCAGCATCAGACAACGCACCGCTTATGTCACCAAATAAACCTGATCCGCTTTCTGTTCCAGCTTGCCGGGCTAATCCATCCGGACTAGCATCCATTTCTTTAATAAGCTGGTTGTACTTTGCTTCACTGATAAGGGAATTTTCATACAGGTTTTCTGCCTGTCTGCGAGTCATCGCCATTTCTAAAACCTCCGCTCTGTCTCCCGACAGTGCAATTAACCTAAATAACTATACTGAAATGTTCTATCTGTGCTTGCTGCGTTTGCATGCGTAATAATGAATTGACCGTTTGTGATGTCAGCATCTTGAATGTACCAGCTCTCACTCGCCGCATTGCTTGTTTGAGGCGTTAAGAAAATCTTTGATTCGTTGTGCACGTTAGTATCTATCACTGTGGTGCTCGTTACGTTGGCTGTGAGCGTGACAGTGCCGGTATTGTTTAGATTACCTTTGGCGGCTTGATTAACCGCGTCAGAAATTTCCCGAGTATTTGGGTCTTTGGGTAAAATTCTCATCGTCTGCCGCCAGGTACATGCCCGATATCAACGCCAACCGCATTACTAAAGCCGCCTGAAACCGTTGTAACGATGCTTTGATATCTGGCGTTGTTACGCGTGGCGAATCTGCCTGATGGTGCCTGCGCAATGCTGGAACCGATTGCCACTGAATCAGCCTGATTATTTCGAGACTTCACTTTGACCGTATGCGTACCTGAGTCAATAATCGTTCTGATTTCTCGGATTCTCGAGCGTCTACCCGGTGTTAATTCTAACTCTGCCGTTTCAAACTCCGCCGTGAGCGCGTCACCGGTAAAAAAGTTTAATTTCTGACTGGAATCAAATGCACTAAGTAGCGTATTTCCGCCCGTCCATATACGAGAATCTAAACTTGCTGGCAATGAATCCAATGTGCCAAAGGCGTCGAGTTGATCGAGTGTATAACCTTCACCCAATGCGTAATGCAATAATTCTATTTCAAGTTCGCCGTGTGACCATTTGTTATTAATGTAATCGTAAATGACTAATTTATTTGGCCGTCCGTTTGTATTGCCTGAACCGGGATAAGCCCAAAATATCAGGGAATTTGTCGGGTCAACTTGCCCTGATATCCTATATAAATACGACTGATCAAGATCGGCTAAAACGGTTTCATTGAGTTTATTTTTTCCGATAGAGATTGAGCGCTGACCATCAAACACACGAAAACCATCATCAGAAAAATAAAATATATTCGTTCCAACTCTGACAATGGAATTTGAAGCTTTGGTGCCTCGACCGCCTTCGATCTCGTCGTATTGAAATATTGAACCGTACCCAATGTACGACGCTCGAACAATGGCTTTTTCTTGGAATATCGTGGCATACTCGCCACCAACTAAACCATAAATCCAGCCACCGTCACCCGTTAGCGTGTTGTGCTCGCACTGGTTTGTTCCCTGTGTCCAACCGGTGTGATCACCTAAGGCAGAATTCCAAACGCGATGAGGAACCGCACCATCTACACCGTCGTTAACGTTGGCTAAAAGTAAGTGATTATTCGAGAATGCTGCAAAACGCGCCTTTGGCGGAGTGCCGGCCAAGTCTGCAAAATTAGCCGCGCCCAGTGTGATTGCTTGCGGGTTATCGGTAATGTTCGTTGCAATGACAACGTTACCTTCTTTTGCAAAACTCCAGACTTCATCGGTGCCAGTTGTATAGCCGCCAGATTTGCTTTTATCACTCCACTCAGCACTCGCCATCTCGTAAAGCTTTGAAGCATTGCCCGCAAAATTATAAACATTGCCGTCTTTGTCCAGGCAAGAAATAGCGCCCTGTGGTCGTGCGTCCATAGCATCAGAATACACACTTAAGTCGTCAAGCTGTTTATATCCAATGGCCGCTGGTATCGAATTCTTTGCCTGCAGGCACCCAGGATTCCCAAGCCTCGGAAGGTCTGGAAGATATTCACCAAATTCTTTGATCACTTGCTATACCTGGTTGTTGCCCTCAATGGTCGCGGGTGTTTTTTCTTTCTATTTTTCTTGCTGATTTTTCCGATGAAAATTTCATATTGACGCTCATATGTTGACTCGTCTTCTTTTATGAAAATTGCACCGTGTTTCAATGCGCCGTACAAATAACAATTTAAGAATGTTGGAAAAATTTCGTTTGTTAGGCTCGTTCCGTCCAATGTGGTGAGTTTGTTATACAAAATTTCAACTTCATAAGCCTGATCGGAAATTGCATTAAACTCGAATTGACCATCAACAAGCGAGACATAACGCGGCATTTGTTCTGCCGTGGTATATCTGTCGTTCAATCCTTCAGGCGTGGTAAACTTTACCGGGTATTGCTCACCGCTATAATTAATATGCATCCGTATAGGGCTGGAAAAATACGTTGGTAACGACAAATAATGGTCAGTTGTCGATGTGCTGTCTGTAATGATTGATTCTGTCTCGATTAAATCAAGATCAGCTTTTATTTCTGCTTCAGCCAATCGAATGAAATCCGGAATGTATGACGTTAATTCGGCATCATCCAAGAAATCTGCAATTGATGTTTTTAGCTCGGTGTAATTTGTTGGCATAAAAAAAGAGGCTTATTCAGCCCCTTCCTCGTTTTCACTTTCAGCTTTCGGTTTATTCTTAGCTTTATGCTTAGATTTCCGTTTAGCTTTAGGCTTCGGTTTAGCTTCAGACTTTTCTTTTTCAGATTCGTCAACCTGATTTTCAGAATTACTTTCAGCTTTCGGTTTAGCCTTGATTTTTTCCATCCAACGCTCAGAAAATTCTTTCTCTTCTACAGGGAAAACGTCGCCAGGAAAACGACGCTTCCCATCATAGAATGCAAAAAAACTATCGTGAACGTCCTTAACTTTAATTAAGAACATTGTTCACCCCTTAAGTGATTGAGTAGCCGTCAGCGTAAGTAACAAGGTTCTGGTCAATATCACACATAGGCACTAGAAATGCCGTCATTGTGATTGTTGGCGTTGTACCGGTTACATCGTAACGAATACCAAGATATTGCTCACTTTCAGATAAGCGTGTTGGTGGTAATGGGATCGCAAATTGAAATCCAGCTACCAGTAAGTCAGCATCCTGAGCGGGTGCCACTGGCGTGCCTGATTGAAATACACGACGCCCCATTAATTGACGGCCTGTGGATTGCGCAGCATTCGAAGCGTATTCCACTTCAAAAGTGTAATCCTCGTCACCAGTGGTTTGATCTGCTGCCACGTCAACAACAAACAGAACCGCCATTGGTTCACCGTTACCAATTGACCGATCAGAAGAAAGGTCAATAACATTTGTTCCGACTGCATCAGCCGTAACCGCTTGAGCATCGGAAAACTGCAATTGTGCATCTAATCTCATGTTAGTTTCTCCTTAAATGCGACAGATTAAGATACGGCTGCTTCTGCTTCTGTTAAAGCATCGACCGTACGAATTGGAACACCCATCAGTTTTAAGGTGTGTATATCTTTACCAAATTGATTCAAGCCTTTCTCAATACTTAAAACACTTGATGTTTTTTCCATTGCCATAACGCGAAGATGTGATTTAACAGTTCTATTTGCATAAAACGCTAATTTAACCCCGCCAGTTGATGGTAATCGGTCAATGGCTCTTGACATCAATTTAGGTAAAAACGTTGAAGCGCTTGTTGCCTGGGTGCTCGTTAATGCAACCAAATCTGATATATCGATATTCGGAATTCGCACCGCATAACGCCAATCCTTAACTACAAGGCCGGTTTTCCATTTCCAGTAATCAACATAAGCCATGTAACTATCGCCGTTATCGTCTTCAACTTCCTGAATGCCTCGATCAACGTGCTCAAGCCCAGCTTTAGAG